GTGTTGTTAAACATCAACTTAACAATATTATTAGTCGCTGCCCCTAAGTTGTTATCTGTTGTCCTATTAACTACAAATGTCTTGTCTATTATTTGGTTGCTTGTTTGTCTTAATTCGTTTCCACTTGAAGGAATTATTAAACTCTTAAACTCTGTTGAATTTAAAAAGTTGTTTGATTGAATTGTACTTTCGTATCTATACCCATGTGTGCTTAAAATCTTGTCTAAAATAGTCTTTACATAAATTGCAGGGTAGAGTTGGTCAACATTATAAGTCTGTTGTGCATTGTTGTCAAAACCATAATCTATTAGCGGATAAACATAACCTCTACCTAATTGGAATAAAGCAGTAACACCATTGATGATAATTGATGTATTGATTGAGTTTCTTACATTCGTTTCAGTCCACAAGTGAGTGTATTCGCTGAAATCGTAATCGCTTAATAAGTTATCTCCAACATCTTGAAACAAATTTGCCACCCTACCATAAACTACTAATTCATAAGTGATGTTTTGTTCATCAAGTATGTTAATAGATGTCATTTGCAGATATCCTCTTAACTGCGGTATGCCCTCTCGATATAGAATACAATTAGCTTTTTTTCTTGGGTCAAAGTCCACATAAAAGTTAGAATTATCTCCGTTCAATATCGAATGGTTAACATCAAATATATTTGTGAAGATTGAATTATTGTTTGCTGTGCCTGGTATGTTGATTGTCTTAGTATAGTCTGACTTCCTTTGTTCAGGTTCGGTTAATTCAATTATAGACTTAGTAAGTTCAATAGGCTCATTATCGAACAAGTCAACATTGTAATACTTTGAATCTGCGTATATTTTTAGTTCTGTTTTCTGCATTATAAAGATTGACTATAACGGTTGTATGAGTATTCAATATCTAACTGCAAATTGTGAATTTTGCGCCCATTCAAATAATGTTGGATGAGGTATTCTGAATTGGTTATATTAACTGAAACGAAATTATCATAACCTCTTTCTAAGTACACTATCGGACTTGTAAGCAGCCCTTGAAACCAATCAGCCATTTCATCACTTATCCAATCTGAATTGATTTGTAACTTGTCTATAATGGTTGTGTTGTAGTTAGTCTTTAACCTATCACTCTTTGAATAGTTAATTGACTGCATTTTCTTGAACTGCTTGCGGTCAATATCCATTGCTTTAATGGATTGTTTTGTGAAGTTGTACGAATCCCATCCACCTAAGTTGTTTAACCAATGTAGTCGTATTGTATCGAACTTAGAACACTTAGCAACTATCTCAATCGTTATGGTTTTAACGGGTGCGACAAAACTATTAGCAAGTGTTATTGTATGTGTTCCTATTGTATTAACAGCAATAAAATCTAAGCAGTTTTTTATATTTACGTTATATAAAAACTCGCCACTTATTTTATTCGGTATAATTAAATCTTCATATACTTCATCAACATATAAAAATCTTATCAAATTATTAGGGTCATAAAAACTTAATCTTAATTCTTGACCTTGTTCGATTGTTATTCGTTCGGGTATCTCTGTTAAGAAACCAAATCCGCTTACCTCGTAACCATCCCAAACATTAGTATTATACTCTTCAAATCCGAATATAGAATTAACTGCGGTGTTGCTTCCACTTGTCGGGAATCTTCTAAGGTTATCATAAATCGTTGGCACTCCACTCACATCATACAACTCCCCAAATTGAACATAATATTTAACCCTACTATTCAAGTTAGGCACACAATAATTATATTCTGTATTCACATTAAAGAAATCATTTTTAACATAGTTCTTTAGAATAGGACTTGCATCAATTAAACAAGTATTCACACTCGGTTGTTTTGGTATTGCAATTCTACTTACTGCGGTGTTAATTCCACTCACATAAACATCGGCTATAAAGTTAAAGTTACTTTGTCCTGCTTGTGTTGAACTAACATTGAAAGCCATTTGATTAAATGCACTCACTACGCTGTTCGGATTTGATATGATGTTAATTGCCATTGATTGATATTTTAATATTCTTTGCCATTGCCTTACCTAATGCCGCTGCTAAACTTGCTGCAAGTTGTTTTGTCCTTTGAGGATTATCTGCTTTGCTAATAAAATTCATCGGCTTGATACCACCTATTTTAGTTGCTACTGCCATTTGTTTAGCTTCCTTAGTTATTAAATCAGATTGTTTCTTTTTGTTCTTTCTTATCAATGTTTTTTTGTTCATTGACTTGCTGCCAGTCCTTGCGATGTAGTCTTTAAACGATTCAACCATCGCCTTTGATGTTCCTAAGTTTCTAAAACTATAAGGGCTTCGTGGTGCTTTACCTTTATTCTTAACTCCCTTTACACCCTTGTCTACAAAGTCTGCATAATACTCGGTGCTAATTGTGTTCACTTGAAACTTAGTTGCACTTACTTGAATAGGAACATTACTCATACTCGCTGCCAATGTGCTTGCTTGTCCTGTTCGTGCCTTTGATTTAATCTGTTTTGACATTAGCCTTATACCTTCGTTGCAATGCTCCATAACAATAGCCTCAATGATATTTTCACTTGCTTTTGTATAGTCTTTAATTGACTCTCCAAACTTTGCGCCTATTGCTGCTGCTGCTGCCTTGTCCATATTTCTTTATCGTGTTCGCTTTTGTCTTTATAAAAAGTCATTGTATTCAAGAACTCAATTACATTCATTTTAAAAAAGTAATCCCATTTTGTTCGGTCATCTTTGCAAATGTCATTTATGCTTGCAATCCATCCCCACTTTGTTCTAAAAGTTTGAATTTCTCCATCAGTTCCTTCGTGTTCTCCATCGCCTTGTTCGCTTCCGATTCCAAAAAGGTTAGGATATTTTGCTGCAATGCCTCGTAGTATTTGCAAAAAAAAAGCATGATAGGATATGCAGTTGCTATTTTCATTTCGTTATAAAACAAGTCTGCGACCTCTTTATGCTTATCTCCTTTGTAGCCTAATTCCTTTCCATACCAATTACGTTCTACACATACTGAAGCAAGTATATTATGGATGTTGCTCAATATCTTTTCGGGCTCTTTGCAAAAGTGACTTACATCAATGAACTGCTCGCTTGTTAATTCTTGTTCTTTCCACTTAACTATGAATCGCCTTCCACCTACTTTGAATTTTAATTTAATCTTTTCATCCGCTTGCAGGTTTTCTATTTTGTCAAGTCCTTTCAATGCTTCAATCATGTCACCTATTGGCATGCTTTCGATTTCATCAACTGATACCCCACTAATTTCACTTAATATCAAAACCTTTCTGTGAAGTGGGTCTTGTTCGAGTTCGCTAATTAGTTTGATTTTTAAAAACTGCTTAATCGTTAACTGGTTGTAATTGCCTATCATTATTTATAAATATAAGTTTAGATTGAAATTGTTGAATATTTACCGCTTGGTCGGTTATTTAGTTTTAAGAGTGCTACATATCTCATAGGGTCAACGCAATGGTTCAAACTATCTATTGGCTTACCGGTAAGTTTGCCCTCATTGTCTTTCTCCCAAGTATAACCCCTCAATTCTTTGATTAAATTAGTTGAGTTCTTAGTAACTTGAATTTCGTATCGCTTCAAAATGTCTATTCCTATCTTTATTGAATCTGCACCTTTAACCGCAGGTCTGACATTGAAACCTTGCAGCCTTAACTCTTCTATTGACTTAGGCTCGGCACTATCACATATCAATTCCTTGCGCCCAAATTGGATGGATTTTAGAAAGTTACCCAAATCGTTATTTGTCATATTCGTTCGGTATAGTAATTCATCAATGATTAGTTTGCCTTCATACTTGTAAATAGCTACTAATGTACTTGGGTCGTTTGTAAATCCAAAGTCCATTCCATGTCCGACAAGTTCGGCTTTCTCGGGTATAGTGTCAATCTGCTTCCATTGGTCAAATATGACATCTTGAAGGCTGCCTACTTGCCCAAGTCCATAAACATTATACCAATTAGCCCAATAGGTTGAAGTCTTTGCCCTTTCCTTTGCTTTCTCAATCTCATGTACTATTGATTGGTCAAGTGCTTCATTGTCCTTATAAGTTAAGGTTATGAGTTGGCTATCCTTATCATGCAGTAATTCAGTATCTACCCAAAACTCAGCAACTGGATTGTAGTCTAAATAAATGAATTTCTTTGTTCTTATTGATAATTGATAGTAGCTTTCAAAGTCTATGTTATTGCACTCATTGATGAATAGAATGTCACGCCTTGCACCTCTTAACTTGTTAGGACTATCTGCACTAAAAAATTCGATGTAGCTACCATTATTGAAGGTATAAATTAAACTTGACTTGTTATACTTGCTGTCATCCCAAAACCCGACCATTGTCATTATCTTTATGAAGTCACGAATAGCACCCCTGCGAAGATGTGGGATTGTTTCACTCACTATACTTATTTCGCTGTTAGCGTGCTTTATAGCGAAGTCAATTAGGAAAGGTATAATAGAGAATGTTTTCGATGCACTTGTGCCACCTCTAACTATCCTAATGCGTTTATTAAGTGAAGCAATCTTATCTTGTGCAGTTGTTTTTTGTAGCATATTTTAAAATCAAAATGCGATTTGCCCACCGAGAAAACAAGCGGTTTTATTCACTTTCTTCATTTTTGACATTAATATCTAATCCGTTAAAAATTGGTCGTTCAATATTGATGTTTTTGTTTTCGGTTTTGGTTGATGCAATACGATGGTATTCTTCCTCTGTTCCTATCAGTTTATACAATGCCATTTGAGTTAATGGGTTGTTTCCATTGTACCACTTGTTCCGCAGTCCATTCTTGATTTCGATTTTATTTTTTTCAAGTAGTTCTTTTATAGTGTCCATTTCGTTTGAATCAATCGGGAACAAATCATAAAAAGTTGATTTTCTACAAGGCAATAAACAAACGACATCCTCAATAAAAAAGAGTTTCTTCTTCTCTATTAAGTCAAGTGCTTGTTGATATATTTTAGTTCTGTCGTATGCCATAATTTTAAAATTCTAATTCAATACAAAATTCACTACCTTTTCTGCTTACTTTTCTTATTAAACCAGGGTACATCTGTATAAGTTTTTTAATAGCTAACTTTTCCATGTCTTGTGTTCGATAGTCTTTACATCCACCATCTGTTTTCCAATGTTCACACTCCCAATATAAGTTTCTACCACCCAATATACCTCCACGTTCTTTTATATGCCTTAAACATAGTTCGTAATCTTCTTTTACCTTAAATGATTCATCGTAATAATAAGTGCCATCGTTTATATGTCCAATGAATGAGCCTAATACATAAGTTTGAAAAATAAAAGGTTTAAATCCTTTAAATTGTATTTGACTTGAATGTGTAGATATTCCAAATATTTTATAATTCAAATCTTCGCAAAGATATGCTAATCTTGTTGCTTCTTCTATCCAATCTTCATCCGTTAAAAGTTTTCTATGTTTCCCATTCATTTTAAGAATTTCAACCCAACCTGCAACTTTAACATCATCATCAACCATAATCACATATTTTTCACTGCAATTTTTTAAAATCCAATTCCTTGTTTGTGTTATGCCTTTTACTTCAATAGGTACTCCGACCACTAAACCACCATGACTATATTTATAATCATTAACTTCGTTTTCAGGTACATAATATGTTGCACCTCTTAATATTTTTCTTGTGGGTGTTATTATTCCACCTCTTCCTTTACTTGGTACTGCGAAGTGCATTGATAATATCTTTAGCGTATATAACTCTTTGTGTATCTATAAATCCTTTATTTGTTTTATCCTTTGTAAAACCTCCACGTTTTACCATTGGTAATTCTAATACTTGTTTTAACTCATCCCAATCGCTGTTTTCTTCATCGCACATGATAACTACATATTCACGTTTTGGTTTTAATTGAATTGCTTGTTCCAATAATATTTCATCTCCATCTTCAAGTTCATCAATTTGTTGACCTATTGGCAAATCCAATCCCCATTCAACTAATAATTCCTCATCCCAATCATTCGCTAAGTCATCCCAATTCCATTCTCCAAATCCTACGTTATCTTTAATGATAAATTCTTTCTTTTGGTCTTCGGTTAAGTCTTTTGCATAAATAGTTGGCACATCTTTTAATCCTAATTCTTGGCAGGCTTTCAATCTCATATTACCACCTAATACGATATTGTTTTCATCTATAACAATAGGTCGCAGTTCCAACATCTGCGGGAAGTCTTTTATTGATTGTACTAACTTTTTGAACTTGTCATCCTTTATTATTCTCGGATTGTTTGGGTTCGGTTTAATTAGATTTATTTTCATCTGTTTAAAAGTGTTTCGTTTGGTACGTTGTGAATGCAGTTAGTGTGGTTATCTGCAACCATTAACCTATAATTCTTTCCTAATCCTTGTGCTATTGATAAAGCAAATGATTGATTACAACTTATAACCTCTGCTTCATTGATTAGTTGTGCAAGTTCTAAGGCGTTGTTTGTTTTAAAGTATTGCAATGAATTGAATGGTCCTGTCATATCCTCTTGGTAGCCTACATAAAATACTTGTTTGTAATTTTCTTTAAGGTAGTCTATTTCAGCTTGCCAATCAAATCCTATTGCAGGGTAACGTGGTGTTACATTTACAAGTGCGTATTCGCCCTCTATTAATCTCTTAGGTGTTATGGTTAGCCAAGTATCATTCCAATTATCTTCGCTTAAATTAAAGGCTCTTAAATGGTTTCTAACCAAAGGCACTTCGCCAAGTCCTTGCATATTGCGAAAGTCATCAAGATTATGTGTTATAGTTTCGAGTGAATTTCGTGATAATACTTCAATGATGTACGGTTGTTCTTCAAGCAATGGTTTGATATTTCGATAATAAACATCATCAAAGTTTGTTCTGTAATAACCTGCGCCTATCCTTTTGCAAACAGCTAAGGAATAAATCATGTCTCCATGTGCTCCACTATGTGAATATACTATTTTATCCATTGCGTTTAGGTCTTCCTATCTTTTTAGTTTCTTGGGCTGCCTTATCTGCTTCGTACTTATTAACCCATCGGATCATATTCATTAATACTTCGATATTACATCCGGAACAACCGCCTGGTCTTATTCCGGTTAATTCATGTTGAAATTCTTTTAGCTGAAGAAGTTGGTTTGTTTGCCCAATCCAACTATTTTCGGTTTGGAAAACGTGCAGGAGTTCACGCAATGAATAACGGATTGTGTCATCCTTAAAAATTATTTCGCTGTAAATCTCATCAAAGGTTTTCATTTAGTATAATTTAATTAAAAGTCTTTTCATCAATATAGCTAAGTAGCTTGCATAGCCACCATAACCTAATGCAATAAGGAAAGGTTGCGTTATCGGTACAAATATAAATAATAGTACACCAAATAATGTACACCAAAAAGAAAGGCACACAATGCAGTTAAAAGGTTTGAAGTCTAACCATGAAGGTAAACTTGTCATCGTAAAGAATGATATTAGTAAAAATGGCAATCCTAAAAGTGCTATCATATTATTTATTTAAAATCTCCTTATATGCTTCAAATCGTTCTGTTGCTACGTTGGTCATGTGGTAGCGTTGCACATCTATATATAATTGCGCCCTTAAATCTTCGACAAGGTTTGGATTGTCTATTAACTTGGTCATGTACTTATACCAATCGTTTTTATGTTTAACTTTTAGGCAATTAACATTATGTTTCAAGTCGGGCGAATAAGGGTAAACATCACTGCATATTACTGCTTTCATTTTAAATCCCGATTCTAATAGTTTTAAGTTTGATTTATTGTTATTGAAACGATTATTTCTAAGCGGTATAAGTGAAACATTTATCAAATCATAAAAGTTGCCATATTCTTTAACTCCAGTTTCTTTAAAGATTCCAAATTGAGATTCACTTGCTTTGCCCCTTGCACTCAATACACTTAAAATCGCTTGACTTGTTTCGGACTGCGTTGCAAATCCACCATAAACAACTCTAAACTTATCTTTATAATCATCTGCGGTGTATAACGAATACAAACCATCATGCATTAATATTACATCCTCTAAGTGCGTTATTGAACCACTCCATCCGAAATTTAACTTACCATTATTCTGAGGTTCTCTTAATGCAAAATGTCCATCGGGATAAATTCCATTAGGTACTATGTAAATATTCTTTTGCCCTAATTCCTTTGTTAGTGTATTTGCTAATAGTTCATGAGTAGTGGTGCAGGCGGTTGCATTTTTAACTGCTAAACTAATTTGTTCGGTATGGTTGCCATCCTTTGCAACATGGTATAAGATATGATTTTTAGGTAATATATAATCATCATCCAGGTCAATTACATAAGGCAATCCAACTCTTTTTAGTTTATCAATTAGTGCCTGTGGTTCATTTGTCTTTGATGCGAATCTATTCATCACTACCAAATCAAAGTCTTTTAAGAACTCATCTGTTGCGCTGTCAACTTCATTAATTAGACTAATCTCTATTTCATCTTTAAAAAGGTCTGACATCACGTTATGCGGCATCCATAACCTATGGTAATCAACTCCGCTTATCTTTGGGTAACTTGGTAGAACTATTAGTAGTTTAATCATATCTGTTTCGCTTTTTGTTTTATTTTTTCTTTGACTGCCCTCAATGCTGAATAACTAATCCCAGTTAATCGTTGGACTTTCTTCATATCACCGAACTGATTATATAATAAGATGATTCGATTCTCAAATTCATTTAAGGAAAGCATAAATTGCTCGGCTTCCTTTGTCATTATTTCTTTGCTTAACTCACTTGGTGTGTAGATGTCAAATTCAATTAACTCCCTCAAAACTATTTTACCTAACTTTCCATTTCTCGACATTACATTAAATGCTACTCTGTAAAACCAAAACTTTAAATAGTTAAGGTCGGGCAGTCGTTCATCTGATATTGTTAGAATTTCGCAGATAGTTTCTTGGTAGATGTCTTCAGCATAGTGTGTATTTATCTTGAAGCACATTTCTTTAAATGACTTGTCGCTTACAATTATATCCACTAAGTAAAGTCTATCAGGCTTCATTCATCAGGATTTAGTAGTGCAAATATTTCATCTTCTCTTTCCATACGACAAAAATAGTTAATATAAATCATATAATTTAATCCTTTCTTGTTTCATTGTATTTTGTCTTTTCTTCAAGTGCCTTCACGATGTCAATGTTATAGTGCTTAGACATTGACAAGCATACGAGAATAATATCGGCTAATTCTTTTTCATCAAAGGTTGAATTGTGCTTGGGGTAGCTGTTCCATAGTTCGTTTACTTCATCCCGAATGTCAATTATCCAATCATAGAAATCTATTTTTTTTGTGACCTTACCTCGCTTTAATTGGGCTGCATAATTGCGGTTTATTATTTCTTCTATTTTCATTTGTTACCTCCGTATGTTTGATTGTAATATTGTTCTCCGCTACTGCAATTATTAGTAATAGATAAAATTCTACTATCTTGAAAAGTATCAATTATCTGCTCCTTGTGCATTGCTTTGGCTTGTTCACATTTTTCTTTAAGAGTTGAACTATAAATACCTAATGCTTTAAATTCATCTACTAACCATTCTACTGATGTTTGTTTCATTTTTTATTTCTGTAAGGGTTTTTAATAGGTTCTTTTTGTAATTCATCGTAATCATTATGAAACTCGCATGCATCATATCCCAATTGCCAATTTTCGGCTTTTTGTTCTTTCTCCATTTCTTTGGCTTGTTCTGCTATTCCATCAATATCAAAGCCTCTTAATCTCAAATTTGGGTCTTTTTTTATTTGCTCAACCAACCATTCTACTGCTGTTTGTTTTATTGATTCCATAAGTCTTCAATCGTTATTTGTTTAGCCATGTTAATTACTTCTTTTGATTCCATTGTAAGCGTTTCAATCTTCGCTATTAATTTTCTTCGAAATAATAAATCATTCGTTTTAGACTGCATTTCTAAGTCTTCTAATACATAATCATAAGCCTCCTGCATATTAGCGTTAAACTCGATATTACTTACCTCATTCGTATCAACTAAAATCTTGTAAATGTCACCTATGCTTGGTTCATATAATCCAAAATGACCAGTTTTAAGGTAAGTTGACTTCGCATAACTCATAAATTCATCTCGAATTCTTAGCTTATCCTCTGCGGTGTATTCCTTAATAGGTTCAATTCTTGGTGTGCTTCGTGTTTTAATAGCTTCTAATCGCTTTTCTTCTGCCATGAATGACTTAATCCATTGATGAAAAGTAACGATGTTTAAACCGAAGTATTCGCCATATACTTTCCGTACTCCATTTTGAAAGCATAAGTCTAATTCATCAATTTTTAAATTAATAAAGTATCGCTTAATTTCGTTAATAACTCCATTCGATAGGCTGATTAATTCCTTTGATTCGATTACTTTTCCGCAATCGATGTAAGTCTTAGCAAGTGTTTTAATTACTCGGTCTTTTAATTCGTTTTGCTGCATATCTACGATTAGTTTCGAGTTCAATGCAGTTAAGTAGTGGTTGTTGTTTGTTTTCATTTTAAAATGGTAATTTAGTTTTTGTTGTTTCTATTTTTTTTGCAAATGTTTTAAGTTTTTTCATTCCATATCTGCGCTGCCCATCCTGAACACATATACAGCCATTATAGCTACGTTTATTAATTTTTTTGCCATCTTTATTAAACCATTTTCCATCTTCATAATAGCCACTAAAGTATGGTTCAAAAGTATATCTTATTATAATTAAATCTTTCATTTATAGCTACAAATTTATAATAAAAGTTCTTATATCCAATAGTTAGTGGCAAGTGCTAATGCCCTGCTGTCCACCATATATATAATTTGTTTTTACTTAGGTCAATATTCCGTATAATCATTGTCGCTACCATCAGCAAGTTAAACAATGGTAGCCACCAAGTTTCAGGTGCGTACCAGTTTTGGTATTTCTTCATACTATAAATCATATAGCATCTTGTAGCCCAAACGCTACCTAAGTAAAAACAAATTATTACTGCTCCTAATGTCATTTTCGTTTAATTTACCGCACCAGCCACTAACAAAGGCTAAAAGCAATTGCCATCAAGCATAGTGCAAATTTTGAGCAGTATTTTAGGCAACTGCTCTTAGCCTCAACCGTTACCTGCAAGGCTACCTTGACACTTCCACATCAGCATCAGGATATTCATAACAAGCATTTAAGTAATTCTCTACAAACTTGACAAGTCCATCATAAGAACCCCATCCGTTTTCAGGATTAAACTTTTTATATCTTTCAGGTTCGCTTTTCAAGTTATGTAGTCCTTGTCTTAATGGTTCAATCAATTCTTTTGCTTTTGTGATTTTAATTTCATCAGGTCGCCACAAATGCTCATAAATACCTGCTTCACCTGCCATAGTATTTAAGTTGTGGGTAATGTTTGCAGAATAAACTTCGTTTGTTTCAGTTTCTTCTTGTTCAAACTTTACAGGTTCGCTATTTGGATTTTTTGCGTTCCATTCTTCTTGTGTAATCTCTTTTGTTTGCCCATTTTCACGAACAAAAATACCCAATGAAGCCTTTTTAATTTGTGGCTCTTTAGTAATTAAATAAACATCTAAACTCATTTTGTTTCTTTTAAAGTTCCTACTGATAAACCGCCCAGCAGGTAACAGCGGTTTGGCAAAAGCTGCCATTGAAATTTGTGCGAAAATTGAGCATCCGTTAGGCAGCCTTCGCCAAGCCGCCAACCGTTAAGTATTTTCATCCTGTATCATATTAAGTGCCTCTTTTGCGCTATTAACCATTGATTCCATTTTGCTCGGTTGACCATTGGAGATGGTTTTTCCTTTGCTGAAATCGTTTTTAAGCCATGTTAAAGCGGTTAAATATACTGATGTGTATTTCTTAGTCAAATCCTTTTTATTTTCCATCTGCAATAATATATCTGCTATTCTATTCCTATCATAACTTGCTAATAGTTTTAAGCATTCGTCATAAGTTAATTGGGATGAAAGTTTTGAAACATTCTTATAAGTGGTGGCAATAAATTCTTGAAGTGGATGTGTTAAAATTAATTCACTTTCATTTTTATCTTCATCTTCTATTTCATCTTCTACTTCTACTTCTACTTTCCGAACCATTCCGAACCCTTTGCAAAGGGTTTCGAACCCTTCCTTATCCCTTTCAATCTTATTAATGTTTTCAATCTTTAACGAGGATGGTAAATCATTATAAATGTCTATTGCAGATTTCATCATGTTGAAATTGTAATTTTGATGCTTCAAGAAATTAAGCATAATAACTCGATGTTCTTTGTACTTTATTTTATTTGATTTCTCAAAGTCAAGTAAATATTTTTCTATTTCGGTTTCTTTAAGCCCAGTTTCAAATGAGATTTTGCGTGTTGAAACTTCATACACTCCAAGCATATTAGTTTTTTCATTTGTTATTAAATAAATGAATAATAATTTTTGCCCAACTGATAATGTTTCAAACCAAGTATCACTCCAAATTATTGTGTTTATGCTTCTAAGTTTACTCATAAATAAACCCCTCATTAATTAAAGAATAATCACTATGATTTTCAAACTTTATTCCATCAATATCATACTTATATGTAAACATTTGTAATGTTAAATTGAAATTTTCTAATGGATTATTGTCGCATAAATTTTCTACATTTAATAAATCTGCTAAATAAAGAAACTCTGATTTTTTATCTATATTTTTACCAATTAAAATAATATTGATATTATAATTAGATGATGAAATAATTTCAAGATTTTTTGGATGTTGTTCCATCCATCTCATAATCCCTTTAGCATAACCAACTGCTTGAATAAATGCAGATACAGATATGTTTTCTTTTTTTAATTCATAAATTGTAATCGTACCTTTACAATGAAATTCAAAATGAGTGTGGTAATATGGTCTTTCAATGCTGACTAAGTCTGCAATTCCATAGTTACCAATTCTAACTTGTCTTAATAATTTTCCATTAACTCTAAGACCCTTTTCAGCTAACAATTCCTTGTCTGCTTCGTAAATGATTTGTTCCAAATCTTTTTCTAAAAAATTCATATAATAAAAAAGCCTATAAATCATCATTTGGGGTCTCACATCCAAAGTCAAATAAATAGGCTATTTAATAAGTTTAAGTTCTATAACGTGAGACCGAACTACAATGCAAATATACTATCTACTTAATGAAATAATAGAATAATTTTAGAAGATACTTTTTCACAAATAACTCCCATAAAGTGATTGTTATAATTACTTTGACTATCATTGGTAAGTATTGATTAGCTTTTTTGATGTCTTCTTCAAGTCAAGCGAATACTCAACAAATGAGCAATTATTCCCAAATATTGAAAGTTTATTCACTCGTTCTTTTTTAATTGAGAATCCCAGTGCAATGATGTCTGCTATTCGCTGCGGTAACTTGGTGCAGTACCCAAATTGCTTTTGTGTAGCTTGAATTGATGTGATTTTGTTCCCTGCTATCAAGTAGCAGATGATTGCTTCGGTTTGTGTTTTTGGTTTTTTCATGTGTTTATTGGTTTGTATTTTTTAAAACGTATTGTAATTCACTTAGACATTTGTTGCCGAAATTTCGGATTCTCAAAAGGTCTCTATCACTTAATTGCTCTAAGTCTTTTAATGTGTAGATTTTATTATCAAGTAAGCAGTTCTTAGTTCTTACCGACAAATCCATATCTTTTATATAGACTTGTTTTTCAGGTTCTTTATTTTCATTCTTTTCTTCATTGTGCTTTAATAAGCCTGCAAAGACATTCTTTTCATGATACCTAAGCAGTCCTAATGCTTCAAGTGGTGTAATTTCATCATTCAATTTAATAGAGGTCTGTAAACCATTGTATTCTATTGTTATTGTTTTCATTTTATTTTGTATTTGGTTTTAATTAATTGTAATTCTTCTATTGTCCATTTCTTTGTGCGTGTTTCGTTAGCTAACTGCTCCAGTGCTTCAACTTGCTCAACTCCGATTTTCTTTACTAAGTTTTCACGATAGCTTAACTCGTTTCCATTTAAAAAAATATTGCATTTACTGCATGATCTCCATACGTTAAACTCATGGAATATAACTCCGCTGTATGTTTCTGCTTTCTTGAAATGTGATGCGTGCCACATACTCGCTTTAGTTGTTCCACATGAGATACAAGGTAAGTCTTTATCCCTTTCTCTTATCCATTTTTGGAATATTACTTTGACCTTGTTTACTTTTTGGCTGTACGTTTCAAGTTTCTCTTTTGCTTCACTTTTTAGCTGCGAATTAACTCGCTTTATGCTTGTTTTCTTTGGGTGCAACTTACCCCATTCAATAGCACATTGATATCCGCAGACACTAATTGTACTATTGAATTGAGTGAAGTCTTTTTTGCAGAATTTGCACTTAGCCATTATTTCATTTTAGAGATATATTCTTCTAATGACATTTCGGTATCATCTTCACCATACCAATGTATTAAATAATCGCCTGAAGTTAGTTTAGTACAAACTATTTCATGTTCTACGTTTTCAGCATATCCATGCTCACCTATTTTAGCACAATCTACAATCTTGCCTTCAGGTGTTAAATCAAATTTGTCTTTTAAAATTATGTTACTCATGTTTATTTGTTGCCGTCTATGGCTGTTTAGTTAATTGTTTTAAAAGTTGGTCACGATAATTTGATGCGGTGTTTATCTTATCCATTATCAATTCAATCCTGCCTTGATTATAAGGAATTGTTATGTAGTGAACTTGGTTTTCATGCTGTTTTATTCTCGGGTCATAACTCATCAAAATTGCCTCTTTTCTTTGAGTTAAAAACATATTTAACTGGCATTGGTCATAATAGATAGGATATTCTTTTTGGATGTTGTCAGCGTTCACAAATAGTTTATTATACAAGTGTGTATCGGAGTTTGGGCATTTGATTTCAACTATCTTATCTTTAAGAATTACATCTGGAGTGCCACCGCATATACCTAAGTAAGTGAAGAACACAAATCCACCCACCGATGTATAAATAAAGTCGTTATCATTAACATCTAATCCGTTATCCTCTGCATATCTTAACACCGCTTGAGATTCATTCTCTAATCCCCACTCAATCGCAGCATTGAAGATGTCGGGTTTAGGCTCTCCTACCTGGTCGTTAATGGTTTCAAGTATGTAAGAAACTGCACCAACTGATAAGCCTGTTTCGCTCTTTCCATTAGCGGTTAATTTGTTGATATTGGATGCTGTGAATAAACCTTTTCGGTATTCTTTCCATTGCTCCTTTGTTTCGAATATGAATCTGCTAATCATATATTTTTCTCCTTATTACTTTTAATGAAGTTCAATGTATCTGCATCCACTTTAAATTCGATTGTATCACGTCTGTTTAAGTTAGCCCCAAATAAGTTTCCGAACATATCGCAAGCATCTTTTATAGCAATCGTCTTAGCAATTGGATAAGCCATTTGTAATGCACCATTATTGATATTAGCAAGGTCGGCAGGTGATGTATCTTTTTTGGTTTGTAATTGGCAAGCACCTATTCCATCATGAAAGTTCCACTCATTGTTTGTTGGGTTTAAATAGTGAACTCTTACGGTTACCCATACCCCATTGAAGGCTGTACCTTGATTAGTGATTTCAATTTTGTACTGCTTAAAGATTTTCTTCAATAAGTGTTCGACCTTATCAATCGGTAGGTAATTGTAATCTCGAATGTAAGGATGTTTTTTCACCCACGTTGCAGGCGGTTGCTGACTTAGTAAAAGATTGAAAGCATCATTCTTGTAGCTTAGTTCGACATCATGCGTAAGTTCGGCAAGTGTTGGTAGTTGGTTTTTCTCGTTCATTGTAGTAGTTCATTAATTTGTTTAATTGTTTGTTTGTATTGTTTTTCGTTGTGTTTGATTTGGGCTTCGCAGTTCGTTATCTGTGTTAAGAACAACTTGCTGCTATGTGTATCTTGTACCTCTGCCCATTTCTCCTGCAAGTATATAATCTGTTCTTTGTAATCCCTAATCAAATTCAAAATTTGTCTTAAATTAGTGGTTAAATCTTCAATTAATTGGTAGTTCATTTTAGTTCTTTTAGTAATTCGTTAAATAATTCTGTTGCCTCTTTTGTGCTTGAGCGGTACTGCACCAATCCTACACCGCCTTTCTTGTAAAGTATGATTCGATACTGGGCATTATGCAGGTCTCTTTCCATAACTACACTTTCAGTCTTACCTGACTTGTAATCTATTCTTTTGTGTGATGGTTTTTCTCTACTCATAACTTAAATCTCCTTTGTTCGTTAATGCTGTGTATTCAATCTGCAATTTAGCGACTAATTCGGTTTGCTTGTCCCATTCATTGAGTGCTTCAGTACATTCTTTGTATGCTTCATCAGTTTCATACAAGTAACGTCTATTCAATGCTGCGGTGTGGTTTCTTTGGCACTCTAATAGTCGATGTTTTTGCCTTTGTAACTCTCGGTATTCTATTGATATTTCTCTCATATTATTTTAGTTATTAAAGGGTATGATTCGTTTACTTTAAATTCGTTTATTCTCTCTTGCGTTTCTGCCATTAGTGTTTCTAAGTACTTTCTTGCATCTTTTTCGTTTACAAAAAGTGTTCTATCAATTACATCTGCCCTGCCGTTATGGTGGCTGTGGCATACTTCAAATAGCTTCTTTTCAAGTAGTAATTGTAATCTAAATCCATTTGCACCTATTGACGTTTGTTCGAGTGTGGTTATGTGTCGTGTTCTTGGCATGGTTAGTATCTTAAATTAATTTTATCACGTCTGCGATAGTTGTATATTTCTTCAATCAAAGAAACATATTGATTTACATCGTTGCATACTTGTAAGGCTGTTGGCTGTGTTTTTAACTTCTGTAAAAATTCAGTAAACTCAAATTGTGGTTTTTTAAATAACCGAACCATTGCAAATACAAACCATCGCATTTTGTATTGCGGAAAATATGCACCGCACAAATGAAGTTTATCCATTGTAGTTTCAGCTTCTTTTAAGTTCTTTATTTTAAATTGTCCTGAGTTAAAAGTTTTAACCATATCTCCACTATCAGCACCCGATAATAAATACATTGCTATCTGTGTGTTTATTTCGTGCTTATCAATAAATTTTTTAAACTCTACATATTGAGAATATCCCAAATTACAATATCCTTCCAAATAATCGGCAGTTGTCCAATTCTTAGAATTTTGGTTTAAAATGTGAACTTCATTTAATCCATACCCTTTACAAACCACATAGCTTAAAGGCAAATTTAATTCTTGAATAACATCAAATCTATGCTGCCCATCAATAATTTCATACAATTCATTTACAATAATAATGGTAAATAAATAGTTTTCAGCCATTGATTTTTTTAGCCTATTAATGTGCAATAGGTTCTTGTTTCTGTTACCATCAATCGGTTTAAAAAGAAAGTAATCTGTTGTTGTGTGAACTTGGTTACTATGCTTCACCATTGGTTCGTTTGTTTGTGTTTTCATTTTATTTTATGGTTCTATAATTAAAGGCTGTCCACCCATGTTAAGATATGCTTGGCAAATTTCTTCAAGGCTCATATCGTTCAAATCATACATCACTGGGATTTCTTTATGTTCAGGAACTCCGAAGTCGCAGGTATCAATTAGTGCGGTGTCTTTGTATTCGCTAATCATAGTTAATACTTGGTCATAGTTAAGGATTGAATTGAATACAAAAAAAGATTGCTTTGGTGTGTATTGAACCTCGATAATGTGTCCTAATGTATCGTGAATTTTACTTACTGCATACTCAACATCAAATCCATAATTTCGGCTAATATCTATTGCTGCCAATAACTTGTCAAAATCTGACTTGTCAAGTTTTAACTCAAAGTTAGTTGTTTTGACGTATTTAATAAACCATTCGAGATGATTAGGCCTTTTCATTAGCATACTTTCGTAGATGTCGCTAAACATCTTTCGAGCGGTCTCAACTTCATTTAGGGTGTTAAGCATCGCTAATGCTATTCCTAATTGCGCTTGATAGTTTGGAGTTGTAAAGACTTCATCATCTTCATTTAATTCTTGAAAGTTGCGGATAAGGCATTCTTTAGTAGTTTGGTGTGGTGTTGTCATTTGATTATGGTTTAATAAGTGAATTGTGAATTGAATCTAATAAATTTATAATGATAGTTTTATTTGCTTCTTTTGCGAATTTCTTAACAGCATCTGGAACGCTTAAATTACATAGTGTTAGTGCTAAGATAGTTTCAAATTCCTCTTCGGTTTCAATAAAAATTGTAATTGCTTTTGGTTGAAAGGCTAATTTATGATTTTGGTTTGTTACTTTCATTTTAGTTTAAGTTTAGTATTTGGTATGAGTTGATTTGATTTAATTTGATTGTTAACTCTTTTAGCAGCCTGTTAGCTTGATATACTTTGCAGAATGTATTATCATCTATTGCAATGTTTCGCAGCCTTTGAACACGCTCGTAACGTGCAAGGATAGTGTTTGATTTTGATTTGTTCTGCATGGTCGTTACTTGTTCGCCATACATGATTCGTTTTAGTAGTTTTTCCATGTTCTTATTTGATTTGTAAAGCTGTGATAAATCTTGTAATTGAAAATTTATTGTTAAAGTAGATTACCCAAAAGTCAGGCGGTGTAAATCCAAATGTAGGGTCACCCCATCTGCAATGGTCGATTAATTCAGGCATCATCTTTTCGATGTATTCCTTTTCTTCTTTGGTGGCTAATGCTCTTTCCATAATTTTAGTGTTCGATTAATTGGTTTATTTTGATTTCTTGTGTTAATGGTTCGGTGTAGTTAGCATGCTTTTTAAAATAGCTTAGGAAGCTATCTGTTGTCAACTTGGGGCTATTGTTTACTGCCCACCTTTGAATGGTTCGATCATTGCAGCCTAAATCTAAACTTAATTTAATTCGTAAGTTGTAATCGGTTGCCAACTGGTCTCGGTTCTGTTTTGTCATTTCTGTTCTTGTCATATTATATGTACCTTTCTAAATATTCAAATGTATAGGTAGCAGAATTATCTCCCTCTCTCACTACTAATAGCATATCTTTTTTATTGAATTTAACTATTTCGCCACCATTACGAGACCAAGAATCGTTTAATCTTTGCAATTCAGTTCTTAGTGCTGTTTTAGTTGTAAATGCTTCATAAATTCTGCATTGTGATGAGAATCCTTCTTTTGATTTTAAAATTTGATGTTTAGTAGTTTTCATAATTGTAATTTTTAGTTGTTTTTTATTTGATTAGTTTATTAATGCAGTTGGTTGGATGCTGCTCCCCTTTTGATTTATTTTATTTATCTATTAATCCTAATTTGTTACATTCAGTTACTAACATATCTACTAAAGTTTTATATTGTCCTATTGAACCTTTATAAACTAT